TGCTGTATTTGCTTGTGTAAAAGCAGCATTAGCGAATGAAGCACCAGAAGTTGCTGTAGTGGTTGCTGAATTAGCTGCTGTAAAAGCACCATTAGCAAATGATGCACCAGAAGTTGCTGTAGTGGTTGCTGAATTAGCTGCTGTAAAAGCACCATTAGCAAATGATGCACCAGAAGTTGCTGTAGTGGTTGCTGAATTAGCTGCTGTAAAAGCACCATTAGCAAATGATGCACCAGAAGTTGCTGTAGTTGATGCCGAATTAGCTGTTGTAAAAGCACCATTAGCAAATGATGCACCAGAAGTTGCTGTAGTGGTTGCTGTATTTGCTTTTGTGAATGCACCATTAGCAAAACTGCCAGCAGAGTTTGCTGTATCATATGCATTGTTGGCTTGTGTTCTAACCCATGCATCTGTACCGCCAGTATTAGCTTGAGCATAGGCAGCATTGGCTCTATCAAAGGCACCATTAGCGAATAAAGCACCAGAAGTTGCTGTAGTGGTTGCTGAATTGGCTGCTGTAAAAGCACCATTAGCAAACCCGGCCGTTATGTTTTGTGATGCATAAGATGTATTTGCAGTTAAGTATGCACCATTTGAATTGAGTCTTGCCCATGAATCTAATTGAACCGATGAAGTCAAAGTAGAAGAACTTATGTCAACCCAATAACTACTGGTGCCATCATTTATATATTCATAAAGAATATCGATTGCAATAAAATACCATTGGTCGCCAATGGTTGCTGTAACTGGTGTACTATTTGCAGCGGTGTATGTTATACCTGTATTGGTATTTGCTGCAGCATAAGCCGCATTGGCTCTTGCAAAGGCACCGTTTGCAAATATTGCACCAGAGTTGGCCGTTACAAAAGAACCATTAGCGAATGAAGCACCACTATTTGCTGTATTGTATGCATTGTTGGCTTGAGTTCTAACCCAAGAATCAGTAGCATTATTGGCAGTATTATATGCAGCATTGGCTCTATCAAAGGCACCATTAGCGAATGAGGCACTAGAATTGGCCTTATCATATGAGTTATTAGCATGAGTTCTAACCCATGCATCTGGCGTGCTGGTATTTGCAGTATATTGTTTTGTACCGTCCGAAAATGTGATTGCATTATCACCAGTACCTGTTATGGTTAATACACCATTAACAGTTGTATTTGCATTAATAATTAAACTACCTGAAATTGTACCACCAGTTAATGGTAATGCATTATTTGCCTTGGTGAATGCACCATTAGCAAACGATGCACCAGAGTTGGCTGTTACAAATGCACCATTAGCAAACGATGCACCAGAGTTGGCTGTTACAAATGCACCATTAGCAAACGAAGCACCAGAATTTGCTGTATCGTATGCATTATTAGCTTGATTTCTAACCCACGGATCTGTTGCATTGTTTGCAGCATTAAAGGCTGCGTTAGCAGTTATGAAGGCACCATTAGCAAACGAAGCACCAGAATTTGCTGTATCGTATGCATTATTAGCTTGAGTTCTAACCCAAGAATCAGTAGCATTATTGGCAGTATTATATGCAGCATTGGCTCTATCAAAAGCACCATTAGCAAATGAAGCACCAGAATTGGCTGCTAAGAAGGCACCATTTGCGAATGAACCGGCTGAATTTGCTTGGCCATAACCAGAGTTGGCTCTTAAGAAAGATGCATTAGCAAACGTTGCACCAGAATTGGCCTTATCATATGCATTGTTGGCTTGTGTTCTTACCCATACATCTAGTGAAGTGGAATTAGCTGTATATTGTTTTGTGCCATCAGAAAATGTGATTGCATTATCACCAGTACCTGTTATGGTCAATACACCATTAACAGTTGTATTTGCATTAATAATTAAGTCACCAGTTAAAGTACCACCAGTTAATGGTAATGCATTATTTGCCTTGGTGAATGCACCATTAGCGAATGAACCTGCTGAGTTTGCTGTATCATATGCATTATTAGCTTGTGTTCTAACCCATGCATCAGTACCACCAGTATTTGCTTGAGCATAGGCAGCATTGGCTCTATCGAAAGAACCATTAGCAAATATTGCACCAGAGTTTGCTGTATCATATGCATTATTAGCTTGAGTTCTAACCCAAGAATCAGTAGCATTATTGGCAGTATTATATGCAGCATTGGCTCTATCAAAAGCACCATTAGCAAATGAAGCACCAGTATTTGCCTGTGCATAAGCATCATTGGCTCTATCAAAGGCACCATTAGCAAATGAAGCACCAGAATTGGCTGCTAAGAAGGCACCATTAGCAAATGATGCAGCAGAGTTTGCTTGGCCATAACCAGAGTTGGCTCTTAAGAAAGATGCATTAGCAAATGAACCTGCTGAGTTTGCTTTGTCGTATGAGTTATTAGCTTGTGTTCTAACCCATGCATCCATGGAATTTGCAGTATATTGTTTTGTACCATCAGCAAACGTAATAGCATTATCACCAGTACCTGTTATGGTCAAAACTCCATTAACAGTTGTATTGGCATTAATAATCAATGCACCTGTTAATGTACCACCAGTTAATGGTAATGCATTATTTGCCTTGGTGAAAGCACCATTAGCGAATGATGCAGCACTATTAGCAGCTGCAAACGCACCATTGGCATCCAAGGATGATATTCTTACATCCTTATTTTCTTGGTTGCCAATGTATCCAAACTTCATGTTATGTTATTTCCAATAAACTTAAAATAACATCAGCTGCTGAAGCATTACTTGTTGAAACTTTAATTATATCATTGGCTTCCATAACCAATTTTTGTTCACCACCAATTGTGATGAGAGAACTTCCCGGCTCAATATCGGCCATCTTAACCATGTAATAATCTGAACCACCGGAAGTTAAGATTACATTTGCTGTTATGGTTGTGGTTAATATATTTGCAATCGTCATACCAATAACTGTGGTTGATACACCAATACCAGCTGTATAGATTGTGGTAGGTGATGTTCCGACTGCTGCTTGTAGTTGATTTTTAAAAGTATTTGCCATTTAAATTCCCTGTTATCTTCTATTTATTCTATCAACTAAAGGCGATTGTGAATGCAATAATATCAGCATTCACATCTAATGCTACTGCGGCGTTGTTTGCCTTATCAAAGGCCGAATTGGCGTGTGTATATGCTGACGCATCAGTTGTTGAATCAATGGAATTGATAGTGATTGTTTTTGTGCTTGTGTTGGTGCTGATGGTTATGTTATTACCAGCAACGAAAGACAGGGTGTCTGAAGCACTTCCCGCAAATATTAGGGAGTTGTTTGAGTTGATTGTATCAAACGATAGTTGGTTGTAGATGTAAGAGGTACCACCACCACTATTTTTATAATACAGTTTACCATCAGCGTAGTTAAGCGCAACCTCACCAAATGATAGTCCAGATGGTGTGTTGCCTGAAGCGCCTGATTTTTTTAACTGTATTGCTGTGTTTGACATTTACTTAAAACGTTCCGCCATCCTTGAGTACGCCATCGGCACCAACTAAACTTGTTATGGTAGTTGATACCACTTCTTTATTCAGCTGTTCTTCAATTTTTTTACGCTTGGCAGGAGGTAGTTGTAAGTAATCAATTTTTTCAGTTAATGATGCAATTGTATTGTGTAGATTGCTCTTTTCAGTTTCATGTCTTTGGATTAATTCTCTGGTATTTTTTTCGTTTTCTTCCTTAATACCATTAACTTTTCCATTGGTTTCGGCAGAGATTGAGTTGATTCTATTTTCCAGTTCTGAACGAACCCGATTAGTTTCTTCTCTAGCCTTCATCAATTCACTCTTGAATGTATCAACGTGTGTGGCCTGATTCTTGACACTCTCGTAATCACGATATTTGGTGGCCAATTCATCAAGTTCAGTACGATGTTTACTATTCAATTCATTAATGTCGTTACCTTGTTTGGTAATAAGTTGTTCTTTTTCATTCAACTTATTTTTCAAATCTTGTATAACATTACTTTCATTTACAACATTTGAACTTTTTAACTGTTGAATTGCTTGTTGCAGTTCTTCAGTTAAATTACTCAACGATTCAATCTTTTCAGTCTGTTCTTTTACAACCTCATCAGTAATTTTTTGATTCGCTTGCATTGAGACATTTCGGACAACACAATCAGTCATGGTTGCCGTCAATGTCTCAATATAATAATTTAAATACTTTTCATTTCCCATTTCAAACTCCTATCATAAAAAAATCTATTACATTATATAGTCAGCTTAGAATTGACCTCCATCCAAAGCGGATGACCAAACAGGAACACCTGCATTGGTTACTGTAAGTATTTGATTCGACCATGTTTGGTCGGATGAACCGGCCACAGCAGTAACACCCAGCGCACTAGTGCCTGAACCGTATACGATACCGTTTGTGGCAAATGTAGAAGCACCAGTACCGCCTTGTGTTACAGTCAGACCAGAAATGTCTTGTGCAGTTGCCGCACTTACACGACCATATGCATCAACAGTCAATGATGTGATTGTCTTAGCTGCACCTAGTGTACCAGTTAATGAGTAAGTAACGTTTGCAAGTGTAGAAACTGCACCTGTTCCGTTACCAATTAACAAACCACCTGCACTTAATGTTGATGCACCAGTACCACCTTGAGCAACTGATAGACCAGAGATTGCTTGTTGTGAGAATCCTGTTACACGGCCGTATACATCTGTTGTAATGTTGTTAACTGTATTTGATGTTGCAACGTTTGTATTGATAGAAGAAACGTTTGCTTGTGATGCTAGACCACCTGTACCGTCACCAAGAAGAACTTGACCAGCAGTGAATGTATTTCGTCCTGTACCGCCTTGTCCAACTGTTAGACCAGAGATTTGATTGAATGTAGCAGCAGTGAATCTACCATATGCATCTACTGTTACGGATGTGATGGTATTATTTTGTGCGCCAGCACCAGTTTCAACATAAGTTGTATTAGCAAGTAGTTTTAATGAGTTTGAACCATCACCAACAAGAATAGAACCAGCAGTGAATGAACTTGCGCCAGTACCACCGTTAGATACTGTTAGGTCATCAGTTAGTGTTAATGATTTTAGTGATGATGCACCAGCAACTGTTAATGTACCAACTTGTAATACTGTTGTGTTTGCCCATGCAGCAACTAAGTTTGATCTCAAGTTTGCTTGGCGGAATGTTCCATCAGAAACATTAATTACGTTACTTGTTGGATCGCCTGTATAGTTATCGAATAGATAATATGCACCATCACCAGCGTGACGAATCAAACCAGCAGAACGAGCTGATCCATCATTATACGAACCAACAAAACCAATATCGACTGCATCACCTGCATTGTTTGCTGCAAGACCAATCAACGAATCTTCAACTGTCATTGTTGTTACATCATATTTTGTAACTGCACCTAGAACAGCAAGGTTACCACTGATGGTAATATTACCATCAATAGTTTGATTCATTGATGCGGTATTTGCACGAACAACTGTCGTATCTACATCAAAGGTTACAGCATTTGAACCAGCTACTGATGTAATACCTTGGCCGCCAGTGAAGGTGAATGTGTCAGTTACCAAATCAATTGCATCTGTACCAGTATCACCAGCATAATTCAATGTTGTTGAGATTGCAGACGAATTGGCAATGGTCATAACACGACCGTTTGCAGACACTTGAATGATAGGTATTACTGTTGAACCACCATATACACCAGCATTTAGACCAGCAACCGCATTAAGTGATGCACTTAATGTTGCGTTTGCAGTACCATTAAACAACTGTGCAGACGCAGTAATGTCACCACCAGAAACATTAATGAATCTGTCTGTTTGGAATTGCGTTGCAGAGTTTGCGTTACCTGAGAAAGCGCCAGTACTTAATGTTCCACCATCAGAGAAACTAATACTTCTAACGTTTGCATGGCCAACAAAAATGTTACCAGCAGCATCACGTTTAACTAAGGTGCTTACCGTATTTGCACTGGTCGCTGCATCAACTATTTGTGTGTAATATACACCACCAACATTGATAACACCAGTACCTGCTGGTGAACCAATGAACATCGTGTTCGATGAGTATGAATATCCTAATTCACCCGCTTGTAGACTTACTGGTTTGTCTACCGTGGTGGAACGTTTGATTAGAATTGAAGTATTTCCGATAGCCATTATGTTATCCTTTTTGTTTAGTTGGATTTAAATCCTATTATCTATTTATGAAAAATTGCCTGCATCAATTATACTAATTGCATTGGCAATGTACTCTGGTCCACCTATACTAACAATATTATTAGTCCATAACTGAGTTTCCACATTTAATCTGTTACTGCCAATGAAAAGAGTGTTAGAAACAAAAGAAAAAGCCAACTCACCATCAACTAAATTGCTTGGTGATGTATTCGCATAAGAACGCAGTATCTGAATCGTTGTATTTGCCATAACTTATTTTAAAAGAAACCCATATCAACGCCTTGGAAGGCCAAATAAGTTATAGAATTTGCAACTGCCCGTTGAATTGCATCTTCCGGAATCACACCTTGAATGGTCTGCACTGGTGTAAGACCACCAACTGGTGATATAACAAGCGCAATCGGATTAGGATTTGCTGCTGTTGGTGCCGCTGAAAATGAAAGCGCACCAGTTGTTGCTTCGGCTTTAATGACTGTACCATCCAAGTCAATCGTGTTACCACTTAAAAATAGACTTCGGAATTTTTGTGTTCTACTACCAAGGTCAAATGTTCTTGACTGTGTTGGTAATAAATTACCACGTATTGGTGTATCAGTACCAAGGCCTTTGGCAGAAAATGTTTTGGTGGTTGAATTATAAACTATCACATCACCAGTGTTTGCACCAGTAAGTGATAAGTCAGTTAAACTTCTAAGTGTTTGTGTACCATAGGATAACGTTTGAACTTTGGTTTTTTGTCCTTCTATTCTTACCCTAACTGTGGCTGGTTGTCTTACTGTTACCGTTGGCATGATATTCCTTTAAAATACAGTAACTTGGGGTATCACATTCACTATTCCTTCTAAAACTCTTGTAACGGTATTAGAAGAATCTTTTATAACAACATCATACACATATCTACCGGCAGAAATGTTTGCAGTATTTGCATATGGCAAAGACATAATCAAAATACCTTCAGTTGGATCATTAATAGTTATGACAAATTGTGCCGTTGTGCTGCTTGAATAATAAGATTTTTTCATCACAGCTTTAACTTGGCAATTAACCAATTGAAACGGCGAACCGTCAGCCTCATCTAATGTTATTGATGTATTGAAGCTTGAACCTTGTTCTAAAAATAATTCTTGGTAACCTGCTGCCATTTTTTAACCCCTTTAGAGGTATTTATTACTTATGCGGTTCGCATCCAGACATATAATGGATTAATATTTGGTGTCCAAGCTGTATTGGCCACTGCGGCCCATGTACCAAAACCCAATAATGTTCCTGGATTTGCACTGTTCTGTCCGTTCATGTATATAGAACCAATTGGATATCCAGTGGACAGTGTGTTTATGACCGTTGGAATGGATGGTTTATCTGACAAATCAAAATATGAACCTGATGTTGCTACAGCAGCAAGGCCTGAAACTGAACCTGCACCAATTGAGATTGATATACTATTTGCAGAAGTGATTCTACCATAAGTATCAACAGTGAATCTTGCGGATGCTGATTGTGAACCTTGTGAACTAGCCGTTACACCAGATGCAGCCAATCTAGCGGAAGGTAATGTACCTAATGTAATATTGACTGCATTAGTAGTATCTGTCGTTGCTGATGCGGCTAATCCAGTTACTTGTGATGGTATAATTTGAATCGAAACGTTTGCGGAAGATGTAATTCTACCATAAGAATCGACCACAAATCTTGAATATGATGTACCTGCTGATGATCCGTATGTACCAATTGTTACTGCTGTTGTTGGTAATCTGTCCACAGGTAATGTACCTGATGTAATGTTGTCAGCATCGGTCGTATCTGTCGTTGCTGATGTTGCAAAGGTTGGATAACCAGTAATCTGTGAAGTTGCAATTTGAATCTGTATACTGTTGGCAGATGTGATTCTACCTTTGGCATCCACGGTAAAACGTGGAGCAGAACTTGCGGAACCAACCGATGTTGCAGACACCTTATCTGGTAATCTAGCATCAACAAATGTACCGGATGATACTTGATTTGTGGTTATTGAAACAGCCTGTTGTGATGCCGATGTAATTCTACCTTGTGCATCAGTGACAATTGTTGGTATTTGTGCGGCCTCACCATATGTACCAGCAGTCACTGCTGTGTTTGCCAGTACTGACGGCGTTATCTTTGTTGTCATTTAATCTGTCCTTTTAATTCTTCAATCTCTGATTTAAGTTCTTTAATGGCTTCAATCAAAACACCAACAATATTACCATAAGCTACTGACATAAACTCATCATCACTTGCGGCTTCCATAACAACTTCAGGCAATACTTCCTTCATTTCTTGTGCAATGACACCAACACCCTTTGTGCCTGAATCAATTCGTTCATAAGTAACACCACGCATTTTTAATACGGTGTCTAAAGCATTTGTAATGGTTTGAATGTTTGTTTTCAATCTCTCATCAGAGTATGCGGTAACGTTGTTTCTGAACACAGCATTACCAACAGTATCCAACGTCATTCTATAAGTAACTGATCCATCAGACCAACCACCAATTCTGAAGATGTTATCATTATCCATACCAAGATTAATACCATATGCAGAACTAAGTCCTACAATAGGTCTGTAGAACGACATATTAGCGTGGTTGACACCGGCAGAGGTTGGTGTTCCGTGTACAACTAATCTTCCTGCTTGGCCCGCAGTACCAACCGATGCATCGGAACGATAATATCTATTGCCAGTGATTGTAAATTCGTCGGATGTATTTAATACGGTAGCACCATTAACTTCTAGGCTTTGGCCAGGTAAAGAATATTTTGTTCCATCATTAATTAGACCTCTGGTTTCAGCATTATTTAACCATATCGCACCCGTTGTTGTGACGGTTCTATATGCAGTGATATCACCTGACATTGCCAATTTAATTTTAGCAGAATTTGTACCTGTTAATGTTGTCTCACCAGTGAATGCTGCGCCAGCCAACTTCGCATATCCAGTAGGCATTCTTGCATCAGGTAATGTACCTATAGTGATGTTTGTTGCATTGGTGGTATCAGTTGTTGCTGATGCGGCTAGTGTTGGGAAATCCGAAATTGCTGATTTGCCAATAGATATTTGTGAATCAGATACAGCAGTAATTAAACCTTTTGCATTGACTGTAAATCTACCAACTTTGTCTGCACCACCATAAGTACCAGCAGTCAAACCTGTTTTGCTGGCCAATCTATCTTCAGGTAATATACCTGTTGTAATGTTGTCAGCATTGGTGGCATCAGTGAAAGTTGGAAAGTCTGAAATTTGTGTCTTAAGAATTGAAATTGCGGTGTTGGTTACACCTGTAACTCTACCCTTCGCATCAACTACAAATTTTGGAATAGTATTTGCATTACCGTAAGTAGCTGCAGCTACACCAGAATTATTCAATTGACCATCAGCAATAGTACCAGTAATTTTTGTATTTGCGAGACTTGTTATAAAATTTGGATTGGTATATGATTCACTTGAATACAATCCATTTGTTACTGTGCCTGCATTACCAGTAATGCTATGTGAAAGTGTGTAACCTGAATTTGCATGGTTGGTTACATATAAACCTGTTGCAAACACTGTGTTGGATGCCTGTGCCAATGGCATTGTTAGGCCTTCAACACGGCCCGTGAATGTACCACCAATTTTTGGCATCTTTCTAGATTCTAGGTTGTCAATTGCAGCTTGAATGGTTGCACCCTCCATAGCACCTTCTGCAGGACCATATACAATATTGTTTGCAAAGTATTCGTATATCATATAACCGTCAACTTCAACTAATATTTTATCGCCAGTTGCCGGTGGATTTGTGAACCATATGATTGAGTTTGCAGTGAATGAATAATATTCCGATTCTAATTGACGAACACCGTTAATGTATGCACGTAATTGTGTGCCTGCACTGAATGTTGGTGTGGTAAATTTTGCGGTCGTATTATCACCAGAATAGGTTAAACGGACTGATGAGATTCTAGAACCTGGCTGTGTGCCGCCGCCGTCACCGCCGGTGCCAGCAGTTACCCAAGAATAAGTTCGGTTTCCATCTGTACTAAGTACTTTACCTACTCCACCTACACCCGCTGCGGCAAATATTGCTAAGTCGAATAATGATGCGTGTGAACTGGTTGATGTACCGCCTTGGCCAACCGGTAATGGAGTTGTTAAGGACAGTCCAGCAAATGTTGGTGATGCTGTTGTTCTTAGGTCTTGTGGTGTACTAATTGTAAGTGTGTTACCTGTATTGTTATCATTTGTTGCAAATATAACGATACCATTATTACTCTTTAATGTAACACCAGCTAAACTTGCTGCAACTGCACCTGTTGTTCCTTTGATTGAAGATATAACATTATTTGCTTTATCGAAAGATGCATTTGCATGTGCATATGCTGGTGCTACTTGAGGTGCAACGTTGTTTGCTGAATCATATGCTGCATTGGCATGTCTGAAAGCGGTATTAGCAAATAATGCTGTTATGTTCTGAGATGTATAAGAAGAATTGGCTCTTAAGAAAGCACCGTTAGCAAAACTTTCAGCAGAAGTAACACGAGCTTTTAGATATGTGTTTGCTGTTGCAATGTTATTGTTAACAGTATTGGCCGCAACTGACGTTGCAACAACCAATGAACTAGTCGATTCTACCGAGTCACTTAGGTGTTCATTGGTTAAAATTCTATAATAGGTACCATTAGTTGTTTTAAGTATGTCCCATATACCTGAAGCTTCATTCCAACGAATTGCTGCATTTGCACCAGTCACACCTCTGTTAACTGTAAAACTACTAATCAGACCTTCATTTGAACCTGCGTTTATTGTAAAGACATTTGAATTGTATACTGTTGCACCATTGATAACAAAATTGCCGTCAACAGAAAATTGGTTGAGCACCTGTAATGAACCCACAAATGCCGCCGCATTGTTGGCATCAATCTTGTCTGCCACAAACATTGTTGCTGTGTTAACTGATGTGTTGGCCTGTACTCTGTTTGTTATTGTATTACCAGTTACACTTATAACGGCCGTATTAACAGAACTATTTGCTTGTAATTTATCCACAAGTGCAGTAGTAGATACACTTAAAATTTGTGTATTTACGGATGTATTAGCCTGTACTTGGTCAATCAAAGCCCGTTGAGTAACAGATATGGTTTCTGTATTGGCTGAAGTGTTGGCCTGTAAAGTATTTGTATGTGTCTTACCTGTTGAATTTAAACCAGCAGTTGTGACTAATGTGTTTGCTACCAAATATTTGGTGTAACTTGTATTAACAACACTAGAATGGGACGTATTTATAGAAGAATTTGCCTGTACAAAACGAGTTAGGGTCGTACCTTCAACGTCTATTGCAGGTGTATAAATGTGTAGGTTGGCAGTGAGATAATCACCATAAGAATTAACTGAATGTAATGTTGGTGTAGTTACATTTGAACTCGCAAAAAATGATGCAGAGTTTGTATTACCTACAGTAACAACATTATTCTGGATATAAACAGTATTCGCATAAAATATATCCGTATATGAGGTGTTGGTAGTATATTGGTCGTATGCATAGGCCGCAATATTTGCAAACAATGTATTGGTGGTTATTATATTAGACGCAATTATATTTGAAGAACTAATAAATGAATTGGCTAATAAGTTCTTTGTGTAAACTGTACCAGTTACTGAAGCGTTTTCTGTATTGGTTGATACGTTTGCTTGTACAACATTTGCATACAATGTATAAACAATAGAAGCATTGGCTGTATTAACAGTTGAATTGGCCTGTAATGTATTGGTATAAATTCCTGTTGTTGCAGAGATTGCCGCAGCATTTATAACTGTGTTTGCTTGCAGAGATGTTGTTGTTATAGAAGTATTAGATTGTAATCTACTAGTGTATACTGCACTGTTTGCAGTAAGAACGTCTGTTACAATTTGGTTATTTGATTGTAATTTACTTGTGTAGGTTGTTCCTGTAACAGAAACGGTTGAAGTGTTAACGTATTGTCTTGCTTCTAATACATTTAAATCTAAATCACCACCAACATACAAGTCGCCTACAACTCTAGCATTATTGGCAACTACTAAAGCAGAACCAGAACCAAGAACATGCAATACATTCGCAATGTTTGCACTACCCGATGTTGTTAAACTAAGACCAGTGTTGGTAAATAAACCTTGACGTTGTACAGTTAAATCTTTTTCGATTGTTGCGGATGAACCTGCACCAGTAACTGAGAAGGCTTTCTGAACAATAACGTTACCATTTGATTGTAAAGCAGTCAACGTTCCTTCTGAAAGATATATCGTTCCAGAATCCTTTACATAATTATTTGCTGCCAAGTCATTATTTTCAGAAATCAATGCACTGGTTGCGGTCAACCAATGTCCGAATGTATTGGCATTACTTAATGAGGTAACTGTATTAGCCATTTTAACCTTTTTCTAATAGTTTTTGTAACAAACTTTTAATGTCTGTCAAATCTTGTTTCATTTCGTCCATATCGGACTTTACTTTATTTATTTCTTCCCTCTGAGACTTCATACCACGGCGTTTAGCTAGATATTCCTCCAAACCAACTCCGTCTTGATTAATAATGGCACCGTTTCTAGAATCTCTTACTAATTTAGTGCCTTGAACCTTTAATAAATGCATAATCAAAAGACAGTATCGGTATTAGGAGGTAATGCAATACATCTCATGTCAGAAAGATATGGAATAAGTGTATTATCTGTCGTTGTCAATACAATTTTGATAGAAAATTGACTAAATGTATAGTATGTTTGGCCATTATTACTTAGGTAAGAAATGAAACCTTGGCTTTTACCAATAGTTCCTGGTGCAAACGTATATTCACGCACATCTTCTCTTGATTGTGAGTGTGCTCCATCAGAACTGTTTGTCTTAGTCATTAATTGCCAGTAACCATCATCAAATGTTTGTGTATCGTTTCTACTTAAAACTTTATAGTATACATTAACATCCGTTCCAACTGGACGATATGCAGATAGGTACACATTCAAATCACCCGAATCGAAACCACCGTCCAACACAACCTTTTTAGTAATATATTTTGTAGCGGCTGGTCCACCTTTAACTGAAGTTTCACCTGCAATGATTGCGGTTGCGCCTGTTCCTGGTGTATTATTTGCATCAACGATTGTAACTGTTGGTGTTTCAATATAACCTGCACCTGGAGTGATAACATAGATGTAGTCGATTACACCACCAACCACATTGGCTGTTGCATAAGCTTGTTCACCATTCTTACCTGTTGGTGAAGAAATGGTAACTGATGTACATGATGTGTTGTAACCACTACCACCGGCCGTGATTGAAATTAAACTGTTTGATAAAGGACAGTTGTTGATATCATATTGAATTGTAAACAATGAGGTACCTGCATCCGAAATAACAGGAGATACTGCATCATCAGCTGATTCTAAGTAACCATACATTGAGAATGATGTACTAGAATTTGATTTCAAAATTCTTTCACCTTTGTTATCATTCAAATAGATATGTTCATACATTGTGGTACCATATTTACCTGGATTAATATTAACTTCAGGTGTTGCTGTTCCACTTTGCAATGTTGCTGTGTATGTATATGTAATGGCCGTAGACGATGGAACAAAATCGGTTGTTGTTAAATTAAATGCGTCAACTAACTGGTCATCGTTTGAAGTTGTGCCAACATTGTTTGTCATGGTATTGGCATTTGTAAAATATTGAATATTATTTTCTACCAATGTACGTTGTGGTAATTTCTTAGGAACAATCATTCTGATAGATGGTGTTTTTGTTATATCAAATTTTGCACGTTCCATTGTAAACATTAAACTTTGATTTTGATCCACAGTCCATGTTTGTGCATTTTGTGATAGGAATAAACCACCAACATATGGTGCAGAAGAAATCTTTGTGATTGAACTTGGATAAGGATCAGTTGCAAGGTTCTTAACAGATGAAGGCAATGCATTATCACCATTGGCCGCTGTCCACAAAGTATATTCATTTGATGTTGACTGGGCAATAAAAGCATATAGTGTATCTGATTGTATATAAACCGGTGAATTAAAAACAAACTCTGTATATGTGGTTGAGTCTAAATTCTGTGGTGAACTAGATGTATTAATTCTGTATGTAGGTAATTTAACGATGGAATTATCTAATGTGGATCCATTTGGATAACCATTTAATGTTCCAACAATAGATAAAGTTACTGGTGCTGAATCTGTTGCTGGTTTTGAAGCAAAGAATAATCTAACACTAGAAATAAATGCACCATTTGGAAAATTATCTTTGTCTATGATGAATGTTTGTGCAACAGGATCATAACGAGTATAGTATACACTCTTAGCTACAGTTGTTCCTGTTGTTTGTGTTACTACATCTCTTGTATTTACTTGTGTGAATGTATCTTTTGCACCAGATGGTGATGCACCAAAATCTATGCTCTGACTATTGGTTTGTAAGCCTTGTGCATAAAATGTACCTTCAGCAAAAGTTGTTACTGAATCTTCATTGTTATTAATACGATTGTCCATACGGAACACTCTTGTACCTGTGTGAAAAGTATTTTCTGGTAAAGTAAATATACCAAAGAAACTACCCTCTTCATTTGTGGTGAAGATACCAATAGAGTATATGTCATTCACAGAACAAGAGATTGCTGTGATTAGAGTTACAACTTTTGTTGATCCATTGTATGCAGAAATCTCAGCAGATTGTCCTTTGCCTGTTCCTGATGTTATGTATATTCTTTTACCAACATAATTCGTATCATTGTTTGTTGCAGAAGCAAGAGTTGATAGTGTTAAAGATGTTGTGCTATCAACAGTTTTTATTTGGCCACCAAAATGTGTTTGACTACTAAATGTGCCTTGTGCTGTACTGGTTTGATACGTACCTTCAGCATTAAAGAATGCATTTTGTAATGTTAGACTGTTGTTATATGTGGTTGTTGCACCATCACCAGCAACATACAATCTCATATTGGTTGAATCTGGATAATCATATACACCAACAACTATACCAGTTGGCACAAATGTTCCTGCTGAATAGTAACCAATAATATCATTTTCATCAAAAGTTCCAAATGTATTTGTCAGTTCAATTATGTTTGTTTTTCTTATGTAATTATCTACATTAATCGTGTCAAAGAAACTGTGTACTTGTGTTTGATATAATAATCCTACCGTCTTAACAACAATTTCTTGTGTTCTCATCCATGGAAGAATAGTAATATCAGTAATGTATCCATTGTTATCTGCATATGTGTTGTCGATTTTACTATATGCACCTAACAAATTTGTTTGTTGTTGGTTATTCACAATCTCATATGTTGAGGTGGTTGTGACTGATGTTATGTTTTCTGTGTAACCAACATTTTTACCAAATGGACCATTAAATTTACCGTGATTTGCGTGATTAACCTGACTAAAAGATGATGAAGTGGCTTGTGATAATAGGGTCGATGTGCCTGATACTGTCTGCCAATCACCAGCAATTAATGTGTTGATCGTATTTGAACCTTGATAGATGTGTAGGTCTGGATTAGTAATCAATAATGATGGTGAATATGTGGTGTCTACCCAGTTATCAATGTTTGGTGATAATGTTACCAAACCTTTTGCTGATGTGACAGAGAACGGATTAATGTTGACCGTTCTACTTGCCAATTTTTGTGCAACCATATTGGTTGATGTGTATGGTAACATGAAGTAATTTGTCCAACCATCCCTTGTTCTAGAAAAATTCGCAGACTGTATGGTACCAACACTTGCACGACCCATATTGTAGGACAAAGCTAAGCTTTTTAATGGGAAATTTTTGACAGTTTGTGTGGCTGTCATTTGTTTTGTTCTACGATTAATAGAAGCATTGAAATCTTCTATGCCGGCCTCAGCAGCCGAGTAACCCGAAAAATCATCTACCATAATACCGTTTTTGAATCTATTCAATCCGTATGCATCAGAAATTTGCAATGAGTTTGCGTTTTGTTCTAATGCATTTAGTGCAGTGTAGTATTCAATACGATTAATTCTGGTATCTAATCCAGCAATGTCTGCCATTGTATAACGGCGGTGTTGTGTGGCTTCAATTGAAAGGTCTGATAGTCCTGTAGTTAATTCAGTAGGAACATAACCCGTATATGGCCTATGTGTAAGGTTTGCGATAATCAATGATCCATCAGGTTCATTTGGTGAAATGGGATTCAATGAAGGAGAACCTTCTATAATTTGTATTGATTTATCTTTAGTGATAACCAATTTATCTTTACGTCCAAGATAGTATGTGTAGTCACAAACAAAAGTTGTTAAGTCGGCTGGTTGCAACACACCCAATCTCGCTGAGGATGGATTTGAATAACGGAAAGTAAATTCTGCTTGTGCGTTAAGTCTTGCTGGTCTAAAATCAATACAATCTCTTAATGCATATGATGCACCATGTGTACTGATGTAAACTGGAATTTCTCTATAATCTTCTGGTGAACTTGAGTTGTCAATATAGGACATTTTACTAAAGTAACCATCACCGCCAGCGTGTTGGTAATAATCCAATAGAATAAGTAAATTACCAATTGGTTTTGTTGCACCAGGTCTTAGTGCAATATACGCATGGTCATAGTAACTATCTCTTTGTCCATTGTCAAATGTATATCTATTAGTAACATCATAAGATGGATTAGTTAACATTGCTACTGTTGGTAATGCAGAAGATTTGGTGTCAATAATTTTTTTGATTCGTTTAACGTCAGACAAATACAATGATTGATTTTGTCCTGTAGGTAAAACACCCGCAGCCTTGATGTACACATGACCTTTTGAGCTTGCTGAATCATCAACAAATGTATTTGTGTTTACAGTTGTTACATATCCGGAACTATTACTCGTCACAGCAGTTGTATTTGCGGCAACCAAATTTTTAATTCTTAACACATGACTTGTGTTTGTTCCATCAACAACAAAAGCTTTTGCGATAACTGTTGCGGTAAAACCAGTCAAATCGGATGTTAGTGTTGAAAATGTTGCAATCGAACCATCGCCATTTAAAGTAACTGATCTACTTCCGGTTGTCCAAGGAAGAATCTGACCGTTTTCTATAGCATTTGAACCTCTGTCTGTAACAATGATGGTGTAACATTGTTCAATTACATCGGCCGACAATGTTGTTCCTTCATTACCCAAATGCTTAATTACGCCCGCATAACTGCCTGTGAAAGACACTTGTGTAGATAGTGTGCTACCCGACACGTTGAATGTTACACCTTTAATTTCTTGGTATGTGGTATAAGAAGGTGATGTGATACCAGAAACGTATGGATTACCAATAGGGTAAATCATTTCGGGTACGTTTGGATTATTAAATTGTGCATCACCAGAGGCCAAGTTACCTACTTTGCCTGTGTTATCAATCTTAGCACTTGCATATCTAATTCTTGGATATGTACCATCACTGTTTGTGAACACCATAGATTCAATATCTGGTGTATCAAAGTTTAAAACATAAACAGATGTGCTGTCTGGTGTAACACTCCATGATTGACTTACTGTAGCTTTTCTTGTTGTACCATTGTAGTTGGAGATGGTTCTTGTTTCACCTGCGTTTGTGCCTGTAACAATTGTAACATCAACACCTTCATATGCAGCATCAACCGAAGATGTTTTACCATTCACATTTGGTAATTCAATACATGTTGAGTTAGCGGTGATAACATTGGCTGTGATTGATTTGTTTACTAGGTCATAGATGTGTGCCTTGTAAATGTATGTACTAGCAGTTCCGTTTGTTGGACTGCTTTCAAATTGCAAACCACGTAGATATGCTGTTGCAACCAATGTGGAGTTGTATGTAAATGCATTGGCACTATTGATATTTGTATTGGCCACACAGTGAAAGTCTACTGTGTTTGCAGTTGTGGCTGGAAATGTAACTGATCCTATACCGGAAACGTTGCTGACCAAGAAATAACTACCATAATCTATGAAAGATGGTTCATTATTCTGTGATGATATAGTTCTTGCACGATTAGAAATGATATTCAGTGGTGCTGGATTCTCTGCACGATAACCATGCACGTATGCTAGACCTTTACCTACACTTAGTGTGTACTTGTCCGCATCAGCTGCGTATGTTTTTGGTGTAAATTTAAAATCGTTGATGATGTAATCACCATTGGTTTCATAATCTCTCTTTGCAAAGTAGTCATCAATGGTTGCATAGACTGATCCATCTACCATTTTAAAAACACTACCTGTCTCTACACGAACCAGTTCAATAAACAATGCATCATCACCAAAGAATAGTGGTCTTGATGATAGTTGTAGACTGATAACATATCGGTCTGCACCAGGTGCCTGATAGTTTGATGCACCTACGGCCGGATCCAACAATGAATTATCGTTTGCATAATCAAAAATTGTTTCTGTAATTTCTAAACCAACACGTTTGGATGGTGTGTTGCTATACTTATCTAAGATAACTGTTTGTGGACTAACTTGTACGAAATTACCTAAAACATAAAACACACCTTGTGCAATTGATGCAACAGAAGATGATCCGATTGCTTCACTTGGCATGGCCTGACATGTTAGATTTGAATTTGAATCATAGATAACATCATTGTCGGTAAATTCGGTGCCAGTTTTGTAAACAACAACCAATGTTGCTGGATCACCTTCACCTACTGTGCCTGTTGCAACAGCTGTTGCCAATACTCTTGCAATAATTGTACCATTAGCATTTTTGATTAATTTATTTTCAAATAATTCAATATCAGTTGTAATACCATTGTAAGATGCTTGTACTTTAATATATTTTACGTCAAAATTTGTTGTTACTTGGCCACCAGTTACAGGAGAATTTTGTTTGAATATATTATCTGCAAAACTGGTGATTTGATTTTGTAATATTGTTTGTGCCTGTGTTAATTCTCTGGCCTGTACTGCAACACCAGGTTTAAACAATATACGGTGGAAGTTTTTTGTTCCATCAAAATCGTCATAGTATGGATCAACGTTAAAATTTAAAGCCATTTTTTTCCCTTAGAAACCTAATACGAATCTGAATTGTTCTATGCCATCAGTACTTCTCTGAACAGCGGATCTATTCTGCACATAAATCATGTAACCTGAATTAACTGCAAAATTTGGAGTACTATATGATAACAATGTTCTTGTGGTTGTAGATGATTGTCCAAATATAGGACTATTATTTGCCGGAACTCCTGAAGTATTTATCAGCTTAATTAGGTTGATACCAGCATCAAAACTCAAAACAGTTGCATAAAAGGATGGATTTGCCAATGTTCCTTGATAAACAAATTCATCTGGTGTGTATCCTAAATCGGAACCTGGTGCAACAACTACATTTGTTGTTGCACTGTATATAATACCGTTGGCTGGATTTGGACTACTCTGTCTTGTGGTTGGATTAACTACTACACCAACTTGATGATAGTCTATGTCTGTTGGCACATAACCATTTTCAGTGCCATCAAACTGTGCAGTCATCATAATATGTTCAGCACCTAACTCAGCAACTGGATCAAAACCGTGGCCACCAATTGGTGAGGTTGCCCAAGTGACGTTTGCATTAGCACCAATTGTGGAAGTTACTGCAACGTTTGCATAGGTATAATTACTACCTGGATTAACAACAATGATATCTCTAACTTGGCCACCAGTTGCAAGTGAGGACACGTTGGCTGTTGCAGCTGCACCAGTTCCATCACCTGTTATTGTAACATACACCACCGCATTGGTGGTGTCGTATCCTGAACCACTATTCAATACATTGATAGCATCTATACTACCTGCACCTGCGGTAGTAATCAATGGGTTTGGTGTGTTGGATCCAATTTGCACTGGCATCCATTCTTTGTCCATGAATTTAAGTTTTAGTCCGGTGTCAATGGTATACATAAACTTCCATTTATATCCATCATCACCTTGAAAAATCCTGTTGGCCGAATACGTTCCTGGTTCAAAGTATGGTTCTCTTGTTGATGCACCACCATTATTGTTCCATAGGCACTTGAATACTTGGTCGTATTTGTTCTTTGCATAAAACTTTTTGGTTATAAAACCATTAACGTCTTTAACTAACATATTAATATCATCACGGTAATAATCGTATATTGTTCCTGTGGTCCAATTAACACGTTGTATGACTGGTGAAATGTCACTGGTCTTAATTTGTTTTGCAACAAAAATATTCTTTTGAATTTGTTTGATGGATTTTACGTCAGCACCTGGAACTGGTGGATTATTATTATCTGCCCATGGTGTTGGTTTCGATAAGAAACAATAGTAGGTGTGAATAGGTACCGATACTTCAGGTGGTACAACAGAGACCGGTGCAAAATACACCAGGTCTATCAGTGATATTTTTGAAGCGTTTGTGAGTAGATTTTGTGCCATGATTTATTTATTATGCCTTTGTAATAGCTACAAAAGTATTTTGTGTCGTTCCGTCAATACTCATGTATCTTGCCAAGATGGTTGTTGTTGCCGGTATTGTATATGTTGTTGCATTAATTGTTGAATTTATTGCAGAAACTCCGTGTGTAAACACTTGACTTGTTGCATCAGTATTTGTAATCCATGCAACAACTTCTTTACCTGTTAACAAATTAGATAGTGTAACTACCAATCCAGCGGCAGTCTGAGCACGAACCAATGATTGTGTTGTCATATTAATTGTGATTGCAGTCTGAACACCAGCTGAAACTGTCGGTGTATAAACGAAACCGTTTTTTGGTTCAATTGATCCGGTGGTAATCAGGCTACCATCAAGTGTGCCACTTGCATTTGCTAATGCGTTGTTTGCTTTGGTGAAAGCACCATTAGCAAATAATGCACCACTATTAGCAGTTATAAAAGCCGCATTGGCAAATAATGAATTTGAGTTTGCCTTATCATAAGAAGAATTTGCTGTAACAAAAGCTCCGTTTGCAAACGCTGCAGCACTATTGGCCTGTCCATAACCAGAGTTGGCTCTTACAAATGCACCGTTAGCAAAAGATGCGGTAGTATTTTGTGAATCATAAGAAGCATTAGCAGTTACATACGCACCATTAGCAAATGAAGCACCAGAGTTTGCTTGGCCATAACCAGAGTTGGCTCTTAAGAAAGCCGCCTGTGCATATGCATTCGACAGACTGAAGATATCATCCAACGAGTATGTACTAGTTACACTTGTTTGTTTATTGACACCAATAACTATGGTGTTGGCTGTGTTTGTGGTAGGACTACTCTGCGGCAGTGCTGATATTTTTACTGTTGACATTGATTACCCCAATAGGATTGTTGTTCCATCTTCTGTTGTTATTGAATCGCCATCTTCCGTGGCAAGTTCCGGTATATATGCGGTACCATTTGGACCATATATCTTAATTTGGCTTGATGTTGGTGTACTGTTGGCCACAAAAGTTCTCTTTACAGAAAGATATGAATTGGCCGCCGAAGATAGATTGCTCGTTAGATAAATCTTTCCGTTTGTATAATCTACTGTGTTGACTACCATACTGCTATTGTTGTCAACAAGTATAACATCACCTTTATATACAATATCTCTTATTGGATATTCATTATCACTATAGTCACCATTGTTAATCAAGTCATATCGGCCAGTCAATGATGTAATATTTAGTGCATTAGAACCAGAATTACCAGTTACTACCGCCACATTTGCATATGTTAACCAAACATTGCTTGCAATTGTGATTGTGTTTGCTACTGAGTTGACCGAAACCACTTCTGAGAAAACATTAGGTCCATTTTTACTCTGAATAAAGATACTACTTTGACCTGGAAAAATAAAGTCAGCCAAATTTGCACCAAGTAAATTATTAAATCTAATTATGTTGTTACTCTTATTGGTAAAATCTGTTACGATTGTGATTGCATCCGATACATGTTCACCTATGTGGTAGTGTAGTTTGCTAGCAGTATATGCAGCAGTATATACGTGTTGGTTTACATTGTTGCTTGATTTCAAACCATAACGGCCTAGAACATTTGTGCCTAACGGATGCAAGAGACCTAAAAGAACATCTCTATACTTTGAAATTTCTTTATCAACTGTAATCAAATATGTAAAGTTATTATATCTATCGTTTTGCATAACATCATATGAACTTGGTTGTCCTTGTGTGGTCAAATATTGGCCATCACCAATAACCAATCCATTTAAGAAGGTTGCATTGGCAGCTGCCGAACCATCTCCATATGTTATGTAACCTTGTTTGTTATATTTTCTTGTGTATACACTTCTATTACCTACTGCATCAAAGTATGTGTATGATTTATCAAACTGTGGAAATGCCGAATTGGCCATTTTCATATTGATATTTCTACTTTCATCTAATACTTTTATTATTAAGTTTGTATTTGGATTGCCGTTGTTGTTAAAAACTTGGAGATTATATAACGACAGTTGTGTATTTGCATCTGATGACAACAAAGAAACCGAATTAACTCTAGCATTATACGTTGATAGGTTGATTGATGGACCCTGATAAACATACTCACCTCTTTTTGGTAAGTTTTCAATTGCAACATTTGACACAACAATATCTTGTACCTTTAATGACACACTCGGTTTTGATTCATAATCTTCACCATAATTTTCAACACCAATTGTTGTAACAGAACCAACTCTATCAACAACTAAAGAAAAAGTTGCACCTGTTCCTAGAATTCCGGGCACTGTAAGTATTGCACCAGATGCGGTTATTGCACCAGATGCGTCAACATTTGCTGATTGTACCGTTACTGATGGTAATAATTCGGTTTTATAACCAGAACCACCCAATGTATATTCTGCCACACTAGATGCTGGATTGTAAACATATGATACACCTGTTATTTTTCCATTTGCACCAATGGAGGTTACGTTTGCAAATGCACCACGGCCAGAACCACCACTGAATATAATCTTATCGTTTGCTTGATACCAACCACCACCATTAATAATTTGTATTGGTGCCAGAATACCTAATGGTGCAATATCAGCATTTGAACCATTATATACATTAGAAATATCTTCAGTAAATATGGTAGATTTAATTTCAATATCTGGTATGGAAGATAACCCTCCGCCACCATTTTCTACAACCATACTGTAAATAGAACTTGTTTGTAATGTTACAAAAGAAAATGCATCAATCAATCTGGTGTTGATGTTTGCAGTGGCCATATTGGCAAAATTGTAATTACTGCTACTCAATATAATTTGGTCTTTGAAACCAATAACATCTTTTGGTATGTAAGCTACATTAGCTCTTGCATTTCCTGTTGCTGGTGCCGTTGTTATGACTGCACCAGTGGCCAATGGGTTTGATGATTCAACTACACCAGTTAAACTTAATATAGCTCTCGCATTCACAGAAGGTATGTATTTTATACTTGTTATAACACCACTACTTGTAACACTATCAACATATGCAAACGCAGCATCAGCATAGTTAACTCTATCGTTGATTCTATATCCAGAACCACCATTTACTATCGTGTAAGCTGGTGGTAAGAAGTCTGTCAATGAATATATGTTTGCTTTAGCTGCACCAGCATTTAATAGGGTTACAATTGTATTTGGTTTTAATGTGTAACCGAAGCCACCATTGACAACATTGATACGTTGTATAGAACCTCTAGTTGTTTCTGATACAATAGCTGTTGCACCAATGCCTGTGGTTGTATCTTCCATGCCATCATATACTACCACTGGATCACCAGGTTGATATAATGAACCCCTCTTAATTGGATTGATTTTGATTTGACTAATTTGACCAACAATTTTTGCTGTAAGTATTTGGCCACCAAATAAAACATCTTGGTTATTTGAATCAATAATTTTAATGAACTCACCAGACTCAAACAAACGTTCTATATTTGATATGAATATCTCTGTCTTTTCACCAATAAGTACAGCAGCCTCAATTGTTGCAATTGATTTTGATTCTAGGCCAAATACTCTGAGGTTTTTGGTGTTTAAAAAATTTCTATTACTTGATGCAAGTTTCAAACTCTTAGAAACATACCATGTACCAGCAGAGGCTTTGAATACGGCCTCTTTGGTATTGAATACTTCAAAGTCTGAGTTGAAAAGAATACGGAAAAGAAACTCATATGATGCAGGTGTACCTTTGGTTTGATACAACTGTCGTGCAACCTTAATTGTTTCTTCTTTATCTAGTAGTGTTTCTTTTGGAAAAAACGGTAAGAAATCGTTTGTAAAGTAATCTAAAAATTCTGTTGTTGTATCATCAACATCTTTATATGACAATAGATTTTGAGTTCGTTCAGTAACTTTACCAGTTTGTTCCATCCATTCATAGTATGCCTTGAGGAAGGTATGAAACTTTACATACTGGTCATTGTCACGAATGTGTTCAGGTAATTGGTCTTTGACCAATAGTGAGGTTAAATGGCCGGTTTCTATCATGTTGGTTTAGCTGTTACATTGACAACGATTGATTGTGGATCAAATTCGTCTACTGTAATGATTCTATTGTAGGAAGATGATACTATAGTTGTTGTTGGACTTGCAGTCATAGTCAATTGTCCCAAAGGATTATCAACTGTTAAAGGTGCAAACGCATTTAATGTAATGATGCCTTCATTATAATCTACCGTACCAATGTTTCCATCAAATATGGTCTTAACATTCAATGTATCATTGAAGTAAGTTCTTAGTGTACCATATCTACCATCAAGTGTTACTGTGCCTGCACCTAATAAACCTGTTGTATCACCAGAAGAATTTGTAATCTTTAAAATTGCTGAAGTGTATCCTGTGCCTGGAGTTACCACTTTGATTTTTCTGATGACACCATTAACTATTGTGGCCTGTGCTGTTGCACCAGTACCATCTCCTAGTATAGTAACTGTTGGTGAATATTGATAACCAAAACCTGGATTGGTAACTGTTATTGATTCAACGCCACCTGTAGATGATGGAACTTCTTCAATATAAAGTCCTTGAATAGTTTCAGCCAAGTTCAATGGATTTCTGAATACAACTGTTGGTGAACTCAATATGCCACTTAAAAACATTCCTTTTTTCAGAGGTGCACCATAATATAATTTATATGTTGTTGGTGTACTTAAATTTGGAAAGAATTTCTTTTGTAACTTAATAGAAATTTCATTGGTGATAATGGAAGAATCTGTTGCATTGATTCTGTTATTAAAATCAGATGACTTGAATGTGGAATTAAATGTATTCAGTGTTGTTTTTGCATAATTATTAATCACACTTCTAACCGCAGCCTTAATCTGTGTGGCTGTTGATGTTGTTTTCTTTGGATCATACAGAACATTGGCTGTAATCTGTACATACGTATAATCTGGATCAACAATGGTTGGTTCGACCGTCATTATTGAGATTGGCTTCAGTACATCTGTAATCAATTTTAATTTTTGATTCTCTGTGATTGTATACGCACCAGTTGGTTTCATACAAACAAATACTCTGCCATACACAGGAGGATCATTCAGTTGACCACCCCAAACATTCACTGCATCAAAAGAATAACCTAAGTTGTTTTGTTGAATCGCTGTGATGTAATCATCTTTGGTAACTGCACGACCTTGTGCTGCATATGCTTTTGGTGCTTGAAATTTAATTGAATCAATAGATTCTTTCACTGCACCTTGTGTTGATGAAGTTATTGGAGATATGACAGTGTTTCCATACCCACCAACTGTACCCATTATTACAAAATTGTTTGCACCAGTAGAACCTGTTCCTTTTGTCACAACATATGATACTCTAACAATGTTACCATTGTTTAAAGATTTGCCTAATACATTGTTACCAAAATAAATTTCATAGTAACCATTCATACCTTCTTGTAGAAAATATACAAGTGAATTATTATTCAACGTCAAATAATCCGAAGATAAGGAATATGTTGTTATGTAGTTGTTTGAAGTTGATTCTTGTACTGCAACCAAAAGTGTGGTTGTATCAATACCAATTTCAGGTAATTTGAAAAGAGATTTTGGATTATCGGTTTTATTAACAGTAAAAGCATAAGTCGTTGCTTGGCCTTGTTTTAGTGTTATGTCATTGAACTGTGCAACACCGTTCACAACGTTTACTGTTTCTGAATCTGTGTTAACAAAATTATAATTGACTCCATCAATAGATTCTGAAAGAAAGTTTGTGTATTTTGGTAACGTTAATGATGCATCAGTGACTTCATTTACTCTCAAATTGATTGTGGCTGAAGGTGCGATTGCAGATGTTGGCACATAATTTAATAATTTTGCTTGAGAAACAACAGAGTTTCTTTGTAATGCGGTATCCATAAACATTTCGTTTGCGACCATGTTTAGATAATATGCATTATATTGTGTATTGTATGTCAAAACATCCAACAAAGTGGATATAGCAGAACCTTCATAATCATAATCTTGAAGAACACCGTTGTCCTTCATATAGTTTTTTAAACTAGTTTTTATTGAATTGAAATCCAATTCAGTGATGTTGAAATTTGAGTTAGCACCTGCCATTTTATCTGTTTCTCTCTAAAAAAACTGTTACAGTAGTTGGTTGTGTTGCATTTGCTATAAAAAATGTCATGGTAACATCATATGCATTTTTATCTGGATATGGTTGTACTGTGACATTCTTCAGATTTATTCTAGGTTCATAGTTGGTTATTGCAACAGTAATTTCTTTTTCCAAGGCCGATGCAGCCATAAATGAGATGTTTTCAAATAAAAGTGCATCAACATTTGATCCGAAGTCTGGATTCCAAGGTTTTTCAAATTTCTTAGTCAATAATATATTTCTGACTGAACGTATGATTGCTTGACTATCATAACTCAATGCAATATCATTCACAGCTGGACGCTTGGCCAATGTGAAGTCTATGTCGGAGTAAAGTTTTTGTATGGTTGCCATCTTTTATTTATGTGTAGGAGTAAAACGCTTTTTTGAACTTTCGAAGCTGTGGGAGAAAATTCTTAGGCCGGAACGCAAAAATTCGAAATTCTGGTAATTATCCAATTCTTGATTTGGCCTTATCAGTGCCTATTAAGTTATTAATTAAGTAGTTACCAGTCTCACCCAGCCCACCCAACTTTTTTGTCTCATTGTATAAATCTACAAAATTCTTAACATTGGTGTAGTAATTTACATCTGAGTTTCTTCTATAATCCATAAAAGTCTTTAAATTTGTCATATGTGTATTAATTGTTGTCATTAATGAACCACTCATATTTGATGTTGCAGTTGGTCCTGTTATCACAATACTGGTTTGAACATTTGTTGCATATGTTGTTAGAGTATTATTATTTGCAATAAGTTGTGGTTCAATCATCAGACTCGTAAAACTACCCATAATTGGTGTTGAATTTATTACTCCATCAGTTTGATTTGTAATATACATTGCAGTTCTACCTACACCCATGGCCATACTTAAATGTGGAAGAGATGAATTTTCACCAGTGAATGGAGTTACTCCAGAAAGTCTGTGTGTATGATTTAAGAAATCAAAAGCTGACGCTTCTAATGCAGCAGCTGCGGTTCTTACATTCGCCATATTTGTTACACCACTAGATGTATTTGCTGACACATATATTGCATTTGCATTTAACTTGATTAACATAGTTATACTTTGCACTGGATTTTGGTAATAACCACCAACATCATTATTGGCAATATCTTGTGCCTGCCATTCTTCAATAAATGGCGGCATAGAACTCATATGTTCTTGTGTGTTTGCTGATAGTGTTTGTATATGACCATTTGGATCATCAAAATTATAACCAAATGAATGAAAAATACCTGTTGAATTCGCTACTGTTGTCATATTATTATCCTACAAATGGGCCAGAGGCTGGTGATGTTGTTGGCGAGCCATTATTTCCGTTTCCGTGTATATGTGTATTAAATACGGCACTGTTTATCTGGTCCGACATTAATATTGATTTTAATACACCGATGTTACCTAAAGAGAAATTGGCTATCGGTGCATTTACTGATATAACTGCATTGACTGTTCCGAGAGCATTTATTTGACCTATAATTGCAATTGGTGCTAGTGGTGTTGGAAACGAAGCGGATACACCACCACATGTGGTGAATCCATCTAATCCAGCATACACACCACCACCCTTTAAATCACCGCCAATAATTCTGTCCGCTTTGATAATATCACCAGTTAATGTTCCTGAAACTTCTAAATCAGAACGCACTGAAATGTGATCAGCTGCACCCAAATACATTGTTCCACCAAAACCTTCAGATGCTGATAACTCTACATCTCCATCACCAGATAAAACCAATGAACCTTTAGACCTGATTTGAGTATTTCCACCAACCAACATTTCATAATCACCAGCAACTTGAACACCCATGTTACCAGCAACAGATAAATTACAGTTACCGTCTATTTGTATGCTACAATTACCTGATATTCTGACATTGTTATTTTGCACAATAATTGTGTAACCATTACCAAAGACTTTGTGAACCTCACTGCCATCAGGATGCATCTCAATGAATGTTCCTACACGATGTGATAAACGAATTCGTTCTCTGGTTGGAGTATCATCCATTTCCAATTTGTGACCGGCTTCTGTTGCAGTAACATTATTATATGGATATATTGGTTGATAGTCGGTGTTGGCCGCAGATTCTGGTTCTGTCCATGCACCTTCAACAAAAGGCATTTCATCTGAGTATATTGTTGTCATAATTTAAGGAGTTAAGGAGTTGAGTTATTAATTACTTTGGGTATTATACTTGCTGCAACACTATCGTTTGAAGGTAGTGTTGATTCGTAAGCTGAAATTGTTCTATTTGCGGCATCCAGGTCTGCCTGTGAAACTGGAACTGCAAAGCCGGCAGTAGCATAACCAGCAATTGTAACTGCACCTACGGCTACAGCTGTTGCTGCTTTAACTGTAGTAACTGCTTCGTTGACCGTATTTCTTGTTTCCTTAATAAGATCTACTGCGCCTGTCGGATCTGAACCTGTTCCTAATTCTGTTAAGAAATCGGTGAATATGTTTTTTATCAACTTTAAAAATTTAACCAAACATTCAGCCAAAAGTTTCAATAACTTTGCAGGTAGACTTATGATCCATTGAATGATTGCTCTTATTTTAACTATGTATGCGAGAACATATTTTTGAAAATCTAGAACCTTTTTTAAATAATATTGTACCTGCTGTAAAAATCTTTGAATTCTTCTCAGTTCAACCATAATTCCAGCAAAAAAACCAGTTTTATCAGTGAAACCTAATGCTTTCATAACTGCACGTATACCTTCTCTGATGTAGCTGGCAGTTACTTTTATAAATTCTTTCAAATACACATTCTTACGCATCTCATCAATGAAACCACAAACGTGTGTTCTTCTTGTGTTTGTGTAATGTGTTGATGTTCCGATTATTTTACCCCTTGCGGATGCATGAATTGATGGTGTACCGGCAATTCGGCCTTCATTACCAAATCTGCCTGGAGGACTTAAATTTGCTTCAGCACACTGCGCTGGCAAATCTTTAGGAGAATCTTTTGGATATGTAAATTGTGATTGTGAAATGATATACGCTTGATATTCTTGTGCGGTAACTTCTGTACCATTAGGTAATGTAAATGCCATATTATTCTCCTGTGTCCGTAACTTCTGTGCTGGTTGCATATTCAGGTGTAACTATACCAGGTAAAACACCCATCATGATAGGCGCCTGTGCCGCATCGCCATCCATAAAGAAACCAACAATCCATTCACCTAACATAGGTGATGAGAAAGATTTTGAATTGTTTAATGGATACATTGGTAAGGCCCAAGGTAGGTCCTCTGTAGGTAAATTCATTTTGTTATCTGTGTGCCATCCAAAAATCCTGACACGGCACCTACCCAGTCCTAGTGGGTCACCTCTAGATTCCAAAATTCCAACCCACCATATGAAACCATCTTTACCAATAAAATTATTCATTTAAACCTCATTTTATATTACAACTGTCTGGCTTGGAAATCCAAGTTTTGGTTTTGTTTGAATCATAGTGTTTTTCGCTAACTCCAAAACTGTTTGAAAAACACCTTGTGATTGTATAATATGCCTTAACGCAGTCACAAGATAGTTACCAGAATAATATTCATCTTGAGTCGATGAACTTCCATCATTAACACCTAAAGCAGGTAACGAAATAAAAATTATTTTTCCCACTGTTATATCACTATTACCTGGAATTATGACTTTCATTATTGTGCGGTTGGCCAAGGCAACTTGCGCTGTTCTATTTGGAATATATGTTTCAGCACGAATATTTTCTGCAACACTATTTGGACTTTTCTTTATATAGTCTGTTTCTTTTTGAGTTGAATTTCCGAATGACAATTTTAAATTACTTTCATACATTTCTTCTGAATATTTACCAAATCTATTTAATGATGTGCCGCCAGAATCATGGCCATTTAAATCACCTTTAGTGAAATATGTTATCGTTTGTGTCCTTGTTATGGGGTCAATTGTAATCAATTTACTTGCATAGATTCCAGCACTTGTTGCACTTAATGAATCGAAAGTTTTTATGAATTCATAATCCAAAATGGTGAAATAGTTTTCAAGTGGCTGGCCAGGCAAATCTGATGGTTGATACTTATATACTGCATAAGGATTTTTATCAAACAAAGTCTTTAATGAGTTGAAATAGAAACCTTTTTTGGTTTCAAAAAATAACATATCGGCCCCTGCACCTTCAGCTGGTAAAGCATAATTAGATAACCAACTTATTGCTTCTAATGGTTTTAATTTTGGTATGACAAAACTATAGGTTCCGTAACTTTCCTGTATACCTTTAATTCTACCAATATTCACATTCATACCATTATCTTCATCATACAAAATTCTAGCAATCATGTTGCTTATATCCATTCCTTTGAAGGACTTGGTTATTTTTAATTGTTCTGATATAAACAATTCTTCAGAAGTGAAGTACATTGTGAAATATTCTAAATTTTTATTACCTTTAGGCTTTCTATTACCAATTTTGTATATTCTAAATCTTCTTTGATCTACTTCACCATCTGCAAATTTTCTGTATCCCATATCAAGTATTTCAGAACCATCTAATTTTAATTTTTCAATTAAACCAAGAGCATCCTCCAATATTACATTGCCTGAACAAGTAAATGAAAACAAGTCCTCAAATAGATTTAGTTCCACAAACATTAATTTGAGTTTAATGGATTGGCCGTTGTCAATGATGATATCAAGCCATTCTAAATTAAAATCTTGTGCGTACTTAGACATTTGTTTCCATCAATGTCATAAATTCTTCTTCCAATTGTGCAGCATAATCTTTATTTAATAGTTGTATATTTCTTTTGGATTCATTTAAATCGTATTCATAATCAAAATTTGTAACTCCTCTGGCCTCAATTAACACCGTTATATTTTCATTTGGTAAACTATATGTATATGTTCTTGAACCATTTGTTAAGGTTTGTGATAATGTCGTATAATCTTCTGTTGAAATTTCATATTTTTCCACAGTGGTGGTGATATCATTATCTGTACCTGATGTTCGATTTGTTGTGGTTATGACTTTTTCATAGTGGTGTAAATTATCTTTGGTATTACCCAATTTAGATTCAATGTAACTATTAAATTTATTACCACTCAATGGCCAATCCCACTGTGGATCTATAATTTGATTAGAATATAAAACTATCCAAAAACGATTCATGTCGCCATAATATTTGTGAGCAATAATTTCGGGAGTATCATCATCTTTTATATCATATTGATAATAAGAAAGAACATTTCTTAATATACTTGGAATGATATTGGTTCTAGCCAGTAAATTGGTATACACAGTTGATATATTACTTTTATCTCTGTATATAATTTTTGGTAAAGAATTGAAATATTGCATTTTTAATATCCGTCTGATATTTGGTCTCGGCCAACAAGATAAATTTCTTGTAAATCGAGTGTCATTATTGTTTGTATCGGTGCACCATCCGTATGAGTTGTCCATCCATTTGGTGCATAATTAACATCAATATTGTTGATAATACATTTTTGCAATTTTGGTAAATGTTTATTGTGAGCACCATTCATTCTGAAATCAATATCAAAGATTGCTGGTGGTACCCAAAACATATTGCCAATTAGTTCGGGATTTCTTTTTGGTGATGCATACATTCTAAATTTTTGAATTATTTGTTTAACTTGTTCCGCTTCATCTTGTGAATAAGGAGTAAATGTGAAAGACATATTAAATTGTCTGAATTCAATGCCTTGGAATAATACTTGTCTCTGTGGATTAAAAACAAATCCTGCTCTATTTAAAGCAACTTTAAATGCCTCGTTGCCTGCACCTTCGGCCACATTTGTTACTCCTTTAACCAATCTTCCCAACAAAGGTATTGCACCCATAGATGTAGCAATACTAGTAGTACTATCATACTGGATAGATGTAGCCAAATTAAAAGCCTCAGGCATATATAGACTTATGTGACCAATATTTGTGGTTTCTGGTTCTCTTAAAAACTGGCTGCCTTTTTCTATCAAACTTGAACCTGTTTTAAGTAAACTGGGTCCCATACCAAAAGCTGCTTTTGTTGCGTTGCCGATCATTTGTTCTGGACTTGGGCCTTTTTTTGCCTCATCAACTACTGTTGTAGCAGCACCCGCAATACTATCAAGTGTATTAGCACCCAAATCCAAAACTGCGTCACCGGTTGCACCGCTAGTGAGGTTATCAATCTTAGCTTGGACCACATTTACTATTGTTTGTAATTTAACTTCTTTTATTTCCTGAAATGTAAAATCAACAGAATGTGCTCTTGTTGCACTTTCCAAGTCCCTCGGATACTTATAGAAGAATGTTCCGTCTTTTTTGTCTAGGTCAGACAGTGGACCATCAAATATCCCGCCCGGTATATTAATTCCGCCAATTGATGTTGGTATTGAGATTATTGCCATCGTTGTTTTCTAAAAAAGTGATATATACTATTTATGGCATATTCAGGACGATTTAAACCTTCAAACCCACAGAAGTACATGGGAAACCACGAAAATATCGTATATCGCTCTTCATGGGAATGTAGAGTGATGAATTGGCTCGACAAAAATCCAAGTATTGTGTCGTGGGCATCAGAAGAATTGATAATTCCATACAAATCACCTGTCGATGGCCGTATGCATCGTTATTTTCCTGATTTTGTTGTCAAAGTCCGTGGTCAAGATGGTAAAACAAAAACGATGATGCTTGAAGTTAAACCAAAATATCAAACAAAACCACCTGAACAACAAAGACGAGTGACTAAGCGATATATCACTGAGGTAGCAACTTGGGGTGTCAATCAGGCCAAATGGGCTGCCGCAACAGAATACTGCAAAGATAGGGGTTGGGAGTTTAAGTTAATAACTGAGGATCACTTAGGACTCTAACTAAATATCCAATGACAACAAAATCCATACTTACTAAACTATCCGAACAAAAGGCTGAAGCTCAATATCCAACGATGAGCCGTGAGTCTTTGCGTTGGTTAATGCAAAAAATTGCAGGTCTTAGAAATCCTAGCCGACTATCTCTTCCTATTACGAAAGAACAAGGTAGATGGACTAGACCAGGCGATAGACAAAAATTCTTGATGGGTGGTATGTATTACTTTGTTTATGATCCAAAAGGCAAGGCAGATTTACCATATTATGATAGATTTCCATTGGTATTGCCACTCAAAAGACAAACTGATGGGTTCATAGGTCTAAACCTACATTATTTACCGTTACGTTATAGGGTTCTTTTCCTGCGTAAGTTACTGAACTTTGCAATCTATGATGAGAATGATGAAATAAAGCGAATCCGCATCACCTATCAAATCCTGGAGGCTTCTTCCAAGCTAAAAGAATTTAGGCCTTGTATCAAACACTACCTATACAGCCACATAAAATCTAGAATTCTGGCTGTGGAACCTAATGAATGGGATATTGCAACATATCTACCAATTCAGCAGTTCAAGAAGGCAAAACCACAAGAAGTCTGGAAAGATTCCGTTCAAGAAATAAGGAACTCATAAATGGCACGTTCAATTAACGATTTCAAATCAAGCTTTAAGGGAGACTTAGCACGAAGCAACAGATTCGATGTTGATATTCCTGTACCTTTAACCTTGATTCCGTATATCAAAACATCTCGCAATCTGGTTTACCGATGTGAGAATGCTAATTTGCCTGCTCGCACATTTGCAACAACAGAACAAAAAACATACGGTCCGGTGGAAAAACATCCGTACCTAACAACATATAACGATATTGATTTGACATTTATTGTTGATGATGATATGCAACAAAGGGTTTTCTTTGATGCATGGTTGAACTATATCAACCCAACATACAATTACAATATGCGTTATAAAGAAAATTATACAACAACTATAACAATCAATCAATATGATGTTACAAACAAATTGTCATACACAATAAATTTGTTTGATGCATATCCAATTTCTATGAATCAACTAGACTTAGATTGGAATGGCGATAGTTACCACAAATTGACGGTGACTTTTGCGTACACATATTGGAAAAACAATTCCCTACAATCATTGGGTATGGAATTACTGGATGCTGGCCTCGATTCTGTGGTCAGTGAAATGGGTGGACTTGGTGGATCAATCAGTGGTGCTATTGGAAGTGGTTTCAATTCAATGGCAACATCACTAGAAAAACCAACAACTTTTAATAAATGATATAGGAGTTATTATGGCTTTACCAAAACTTGAAGTGCCAACATACGAATTGGAATTACCTCTTTCCAAGAAGTATATAAAATTTAGACCATACTTAGTCAAAGAACAAAAATCTTTGATGATGGCCATGGAATCATCAGATGCAAAAACGATTCAACATAATGTGAGAGAAATCTTAAATGTCTGTACATTGAACAAAGATGTAGACATTGATGAACTTCCAATCATTGATATTGAGTATTACTTCCTGCAATTGCGGGCAAAATCCGTTGGTGAGGTTGCCGATTCTAAGTATCGTTGCAACAATGAGGTTGAAGATGTGGCCTGTGGTAACATCATGGAGGCCAAAATTGATTTGACTCAAATTATGCCAGTACAAGAAGAATATGTGGATCCAGAAATTCAATTGAATGACAAGATTATGATTAAGATGAAATATCCACCATTCAAATTGATTAGTGATTCTATTGAAATGGATGACATTACAGAAGTTACCTTTCATATGATAGCCAATTCTATTGAACACATTTATGACGGCGAACAATTTCACTATGCAAGAGACCAAACCACGGAAGAATTGGTTGATTTCATTGAACAATTAAGCCAAGAACAATTTGAGAAACTTGAAAAATTCTTCAATAGTGTACCTAAGTTAAAGAAAGACCTTGATATTACATGCTCTAAATGTGGTTTTGAACACCACTTGCATGTGGAGGGCCTTGAAAGTTTTTTCGCCTAATACTTGGTTATGATGATTTAAGAAATTACTACAAGACTAACTTTTCATTGATGCAACACCATAAGTATAGTCTTACCGAACTTGAAAATATGATACCTTGGGAACGAGATATCTATGTCGCCATGTTGATTCAATATTTGGAAGAAGAAAACCAAAAACTTAAAGAACGACAAAGAAATAAATGAAATTGTTTGGAAATAAAAAAGAAGATACTGGCGATAAATCGTCAAGTCCTGTTGCGTCTGAAAAAACAAAAAGTTCCGCTAGTTTTCTGAAAAAAACTTTCAACAAAATAGGTGATGTTTTACATAAAAAATTTGGTTCAACTAAACACACAACAGATGCTGAACCTATGTCTAATGTTGAATATCTTGGTGAAATTTATAAATTGATGATGCAGAACCAAGATGATATAAAATTTGAAAGACAAGAATCTGTCGAAAAGAAAAGATCAGATGACACTGATGAAGAAAATAGACATAAAGAGATAATCAAGGCCTTAACTTTACGTAGACGACCTACGAAAACTACTCGGCGTGTCAAAGAAGAAAAAAAACCAGAAGCTAAGAAAAAAGAACCTGGTAAAGAAACGGATAAAGATAAGGCCGGTAAAAACAAAGCAGCTGCTGAAGCTCAGAAAAAAGCAGCTGCTGATAAAGCCAAAGCTGATAAAGCAGCTGCTGAGAAAAAGGCTGCAGCTGAGAAAGCTGCAGCTGAGAAAGCTGCAGCTGAGAAAGCCAAAGCAGATAAAGCAGCTGCTGATAAAGCTGCAGCTGAGAAAACCAAAGCAGAAAATGAACGTGTAGCTCGAGAAAGACAAAAACAATTAGAAAAAGAAGAACAAAAAAAAGCTGCAGAAAGACAAAAACAATTAGAAAAAGAAGAACAAAAAAAAGCTGCAGAAAGACAAAAACAATTAGAAAAAGAAAAACAAAAAGCCAAAGAAGATAAAGATGCTGCTGATAAAAAAGCAGGAGAAGCACAATCAGAAGCAGATAAAAGAGCTGCAGCACGTGCTCAAGAAGAAGCAAATAAAAAAGTAGCCGAAGCTGAAAGAAAAGCAGTTGAAGAAGCTAAGAAAAAGGCTGCAGCTGAGAAAGCTGCAGCTGAGAAAGCTGCAGCTGAGAAAAAGGCTGCAGCTGAGAAAGCTGCAGCTGAGAAAGCTGCAGCTGAGAAAGCTGCAGCTGAGAAAGCTGCAGCTGAGAAAGCTGCAGCTGAGAAAGCTGCAGCTGAGAAAGCTGCAGCTGAGAAAAAGGCTGCAGCTGAGAAAGCTGCAGCTGAGAAAAAGGCTGCAGCTGAGAAAGCTGCAGCTGAGAAAAAAGCAGCGGAAGAAGAAAAGAAAAGGTTAGCTGAAGCGGAAAAGAAAAGGTTAGATGAAGAAAAAGCTCGTACAGCTGAAAAAGTTCCAGAAACAAAACCTCCGGCAAAACCAGAAACTGCAACACCTAAACCAGAAACTGCAAAACCAGAAACTGCAACAAAGCCTGCACCAGGAACTGCAAAACCAGATGCAGGAACAGCTACAAATATACCTAAAGCTGGTGTTGGTCTTGCAACTGTTACCGTAGGATCAGCAATCGCTGCTGCCGAGTCAAAAGGTAATTATGATGTTTCATTTGGTGATTCATATGATGAAAAACTTCGTAAATATGTTAATTATGCAACAGATCCAAAAACAAAAGAACGATTAAAATTAAAAACTCCTGAAGAATTTTCTGGAAAAAAATTAACAGAAATGACTCTTGCAGAAGTTAAGGCTTTTGGTGAATATCGGTCACAAGGTGGTGCAGGAGCAGGTGCTGTAGGTGCATATCAATTTATGCCATCAACTCTTTTTGGCACATGGAGAACAAACCGTAAAGGTAAACGTGTTTGGCACGATGGGTTGGTCCAGCGGCTAAACAAGCCGATGGATACCGTATTCAATAAAGATTTACAACAAGAATTTTTTGAATTGTTACATTCTGATGATGTTAAAATGTTAAAAAAATTAGGTTTACCTATAACACCGGGTTATGAATATATGGCACATTATCTTGGTGCTGGTGGTGCCAAAATTGTTTTTGATGCAATAAAAAATAAAGAAAATATAACTGTTGATGAAGCTCTTATAAAAGCAGGCAAAGAAGTTGGAAACAATCCCGACCTCAAAAAATGGAAAGTACAAGAGTTTGAAAAAGAATTGGAAAGAAGATTAGTGGAAAAAGGTGGATTCAAAATACCCTCAGCTGATTTGAATAAACCAACAAATAATAACGGTATTAATTTAGACCAAGAATCCACAGTAAACAAAAATATAAAGAGTAATTTGAATAACTCAAACAATAAAAATTCCGATAGTTCTGTAGGAGGGTTCTTCAGTAATTTTTTTGGCGGTGAATCAAATACAGCACCAACAGTTAAAGACGGACCAATACACTTAAGAAAATAAGAAAAGGCAAATAAAT